GATCTTCCGCGACAGCGGCGCAGTCTATGACGAGTTGCGCGCCTGGGTGGCCTCTGACGACGAAAGAGCGATTAGATTTGCCGAATGGTTCGGTTTTCGGCTAGATTGCGGACCAGCGACAGGGTTTTCCCCGACGGGGCGCGACTTGAGCTTATACCTATGGAGGCGATGATGGGCGGAGTTTTTGGCGACAACGGCGCACAAAAGGAAGCGAAGAAGCAGGCAGCGCAGGCACGGCGCGAGCGGCAAACCTCGAACGAGGAGGCCAACCGCTCGCAGCAGCGTGGCGAACGTGGCGGCGGCGGCGGGGCAGGCACTCGGGGTCGGGACGATGCTGATCGGCAACCTGTCAGACCACCTTAAAAAAACGCTCGGAGGCTGATCGTGGCGCAGTGGCCGATCGACAAGGCGTGGAAGGCGATCCTTGCCGCAAAGCGCGACAAGGAAGGCTCGGACGAGATTTACCGCGAGGCGATGGAGCTGACGTTTCCCGACCGCGAGAATTTTACCAAGACCAAAGAGGGCCAGAACAAGGCCGCTTACAACTGGGACAGTACGCCACAGGTGTCGCTGATCCGAGCCGCCAACCGTCTTTCCTCGGACTTCACCCCACAATTTCAGGACTGGTTTGAGATTGGCCTGGGACCGGCTGCAAACAGATGCCGGACGAGGCTTTCAAGGAGGCCGTGGGCAAGGCGAAAGACGAGGCCAAGGCCGAGCTGGAGTCCGTCACAAACATCGTGCAGGCCGTGTTCAACGGGCCAGGCTTTCCGACCGCCTCCAATGAGACATACATCGACTGGCACTATGGCCAGGGCGGCATGAAGGTGATGCCGAACGACGACTTCCTGGGCGAGCCGGTGATCTTTCAAGCCATGCCTCTCTCGCACTTCTACGCCTACGAGGGGCCGAACGGGCGGCTGGATCGCTGGTTCTTCTGGCACGAAATCCGCGCTGATGCGATCATGGCCGAGTGGCCAGACGCAACATTGCCCGAGAAGCTGAAAGAGGAGGCCGAGAAGCCGACGCCCGGCATGGTCAAGCTCGCCTCGGTGGTCTACCGCGACTATGACGAGAAGGAGCGGCCGTTCCGCTACGAGGTGTTCTGGCAGAAGGGCGCTGACAAGGCTCGCCTGGTCGAACGCCAGAGCCGCACATCGCCTTTCGTGACGCCGCGATACTCCAAGCTGCCGGGCGAAAACCGTGGGCGGGGTCCGGTGCTGTTCGCGTTGCCCGATATCCGCACCGCCAACAAGATCGTGGAGCTGACCTTGCGTGCCGTGGCCGTGGCCGTGGCTGGCGTCTACACCGCGACCGAGAACGGGCTGAACGGGCCGATCTCGATCAAACCCTATTCGATCATCAAGGTGCGCCGCAACGGCGGGCCGGACGGTCCCAGCCTCCAGCGTCTCGACAATCCCCAGCGGATCGACTTTGGCGAGCTGGTGCTGGACACGCTCCACATGAACATTCGCAAGGTGATCGGTGACAACAGCCTGCCGCCCGAGGCAGGCCCGATCCGCACCGCGACCGAGTTCGTGCAGCGTGCCCGCGAGCTGGTGGCAGATCAAGCTGGTGGTCTGGGCCGTCTCTATGCGGAGTTCGTGATCCCAGCCGTGCAGCGTGTCGTGGATGTCCTGGAAAGCAAGCAAATCCTGCCGACGCAGGGGCTCCAGATTGACCAGTTCTTGATCGAGGTTCGCATGACAAGCCCGCTCGCTCGGGGCGAGGCCATGCAAGAGGTCGAGAACATTGTGCGCTTCATGGAAATGCTCAAGGCCATTGGCGGCGATCAGCTCATGGCGTTCGAGGTGGACCTGGAGAAAGCCACACCGCTCTTGGGCGACCTGATGAACGTGCCGATGGAGGTGCGGACCACCAAGGAGCGCAAGGCCGAGCTGATGAAGGCGGCGGCAGCACAAGGCGCGGCGCAGCAAGGGGCTGATCCAAACGTGGCGGAAGCGGCCGTAGAAGCGCAGGGGGCGCAACAGAATGGCAGACGGTGATACCGGGCTCGACGCCCTATTCCAGAACGCGGACAGTGACGCCTGGCGCGATCTGATGAAGCGCACGGAAGCCCAGGCACCCGTCAAGCAGGGACTCGATCCCGAGCTTTACGCGGTGGTGTTCTCGACGCCTGCCGGGCGCGAGGTTCTGGCTGATATGTATAACCGCTACGTCAACCTGACGCGCTGCGTGCCGGGCCAGGGGGCCGAGGCAGCGTTCTACCGTGAGGGCATGGCGCAAGTCGTGTTCGATATCGTTCACAACATCACCCTGGCGCAAGAAGGAGATGGCAATGGCCAAGAAGGATGATTTGATCGAGGAGGCCAAGGGCCTTGGGATCGAGCTGGACAGCAACGAAACCGTGGCAGACCTGGAGGCAAAGATCGCGGAAGCGAAAGCCAGCCAGCCCGCACTGATCGAGGGAGAGGTTAAGCGATCCAAGGTGAACCGTGGCTCGCGCCGCCGGATCGAACGGGCGATCACCAAGCTCAACGAGGAGATTGACGCCGCGATCAAAGAGCTGGACATGCAGGCGTTCATTGCTGACGAGGACGGCAACCGCACCGGCGAATGGCCCGCAGTCACCCGACTGCGAGAAGCCAAAATCGAAGTAGGCGACCAGGTGAACCAGCTCCTCGCGGGCTGACACGAAAACCCACACCCCAGCGAACAAGGAGACGACGTGCATGTGGAAATTCTGGCAGTATCACGCCCCCGTTTGGAGCCCAGCCGATGAAGGCAAGAGTGGTTCGGGCGAAGGCGACGGAGACGGTGACAGCGGCGACCAGGGCGAAGGAGCTGGCGGCGAAGGTGAAGATGGCGAAGGAGATGGATCGGAACAGGGCGGCTCCTCGATCCTGGACTTCGCCACCAAAGGCAAGGCAAAGGAAGGCGAGGGCGACGGCGAAGCCTGGAAGCTGCCCGAGGGCATGGAGCTGCCGGATCATCTGGTGGGTTTGTCGGCTGACGAGACGCTGGCGAAGCTGACCAAGGCTTACCAGGGCGCGCGGCGCGAGCTGTCCCAGAAGGGCAAGGGCGAGGGCAAGCTGGAGGGCGCGGTGCCCGACGATCCCGACGGCTATGTGTTCGATCCCGATGGCGACGACGACAAGATCGCGGCGGAGCTGAACAGCGAAGCCTCGAAGCCCTATGTCGATGCGTTCCGCAAGGCGGCGCACAAGCTCGGTATCCCCGACAAGGCGTTCACCCAGCTCATGCGCGAGGGCCTGGGCGGGATCGCGGAAAGCGGGATGCCGATTGGCGTCTCGAACGAGGAGGCGCAGAAGATCAACGGCGAGCAAGAGATGCAGTCGCTGGTCGAGGAGGTCGGCCAGAAGGAAGCCAGCACCATCGTCAACACCATCGGCACCTATGCCGAGAAGCTGGCCCAGCGCGGCGTTCTAAAAGACGAGGCAGACATGGCCGAGTTCTCGCAAATGGTCGGCACCGGCCGGGCGGCTCGCATCTTCCACCGCATCCTGACCGGCGAGATGGGAGAGAAGCCGATCCCGATGGCAGACGGAGCAGATGGATCGGTGACGCCGCAAGAGGCATACGCCAAACACGCGGCCGCAAGCCGGATGCCAGCCGGTTCTGAAAAGGACGGAGCAATGGCAGAAGCTCAACACCTGATGCAGAAGGCATTTGGCAACTCGCCGCAAGCCACTGGCTCGATCAAGTCTGGCGTGCTATAGGATCACAGGGCGCAAGCTCTGTATGAAACCTCCCTCACCTAAACGCCCCGGCAACCTCCTCCCGCCGGGGCGTTTTTTTATGCGCGCTTGCCAGATCGTCCCTCTGGTGGCATATTGCACCACAAGATGCAGACCCGCGAGGAACGGCACCCGGCTTTTGCGACAGGCCCGTGACCCTCAAGGCCCTCGATCTCCCCCGATTGAAACCTTGAAGGAGTGACGCAATGTCCACCTCTCTCTCCACCGCAGCAATCGCCAGCTTCGACGCTGATGTGAAGCACGCCTATCAGGATATGGGCAAGCTGCGCGACACCACGCGCGTCAAGACCGGCGTTGTGGGTTCGACCCACCGCTTCCCGAAACTGGCCGCTGGCCTGGCAACCCGTCGCGTCAAGCAGACCGACGTTGTGCCGATGAACCTGGCGCACACCAACGCGACGGCCACGCTCGAAGATTGGAACGCTGCCGAATACACCGACGTGTTCGATGATGCGAAAACCAACATCTCCGAGCGCGAGGAGCTGGCCGGTTCCATCGCCAAGGCAATCAGCCGCCGCGAGGATCAGCTTATCATCGACGCGCTGGAAGCGACTGCAACCACTCTGACCGTGGCAAGCTCCATCGGCGGGGCAGACACCAACCTCAACGTGGACAAGCTGCGCCGCGCCTCGCGCCTTCTGGGCGACGGTGGTGTGGGTGAGGATGAAAACATCACCTATGTCGGCTCCTATGTCGGCCGCGAGGGTCTTTTGGGTGAAACCGAGGCGACCAGTGCAGACTTCAACACGGTGCGCGCCTTGGTGAATGGCGATATCTCCAGCTTCCTGGGCATGTCGTTCAAGTGGATCGCAACCCGTGCCGAGGGCGGTCTTGACCTGACCAGCGGCGACCGGACCACCTTCGCCTATGCGAAGTCGGCCATCGGGCACGCCATCGGAATGGATCAGCGGATGGAGGTCAACTACATCCCGACCAAGACGAGCTGGCTCGCCAACATGCTGTTCTCGGCCGGTTCGATTGAGATTGACGCCGGTGGCGTGGTCGAGATCACCTGCGACGAGGACGGCGCATAAGCGCCACTAGGGGGCGGCTTGACGCTCGCCCTCTCCTGAAACTGAACCTGGAGAAGCAACATGGCTTTCAACCTGCAAGGACTGGAGAACCACAGTGGCTCCGGCGGTGGCATCAAGATTTTCAGCTACAACGCCGGGGCCGACGCGAAAGCGGCCGTCAAGGGCACGGGCTATTTCAACAGCGCAGCGGCGCTTTTGACCGTGGGCGACCGCATCGTGATCCACGCCTCGGACGCCGACTTCGATGCACACGTCTCGGCCATCAGCGGTGCCGGTGTCGTGACCATCGCGGCAATCGACGCCTTCGCCTAATCCGCTGGGGGTGTGGATGCGAGGGACGGGCCGGGGCTGTCATGGCCTCGGCCCATTTTCTTAGGGGGCTGACATGACCGACAGCAGAGTGGACGTTGCATCGCAAGCGCTGGCTCGCCTGGGCGAACCGGCGATTTCCTCTTTTGAGGAGGACAGCGATACAGCCGAGAAGGTGAACCAGCTCTACGAGCCCACGATCCTCCAGCTCCTTGGATCGCACGACTGGAGCTTCGCCACGCGCCGCAAGGTGCTGGAGGAGGATGCAGCGGGCACGCCGATCAACGAATGGAAGCGCGCCTTTCTCATGCCGACCCTGCGCACGGATCGCGTGGGAAAGCCGCTGTCAGTGTTCAACACCACCAGGCAGCGCGCGCCCCAGGTGTTCCTCTATGAAATCCAGGAGCGCTGGCTGTTCTGTGACTATGACCAGGCGGTGATCGAATACATCTGGCGCGTGCCGGAAGGCCAATGGCCTGGCTACTTCCACACGCTTGCAATCGAGGCCGTCGCGGCAACCCTGGCGCTGCCGGTGACGGAGAACGCGAGCAAGGAACAGCTCCACCGCCAGATCGCCTATGGCAACCCGAGCGAGTTCGGCCGGGGCGGGCTGTTCCGCACGGCGACCGAGGCCGACGCAACCGGCGATCCGACCCGCTCGCTCCTGGACGATCACGATCCGATCTGGAGCGCCCGCTTCGGGGGTGTTTACTGATGCCGACGAGCCGCCATGTGCAGACAAGCCTATCGGCCGGTGAGTTCGACCCGCTCCTCTGGAGCCGCGAAGATGTGGCGTTTTTCTACAACTCGGCGCGCATCATCGAGAACGCGGCGCCTCTGCCCCAAGGCGGGGCCAAGCGGCGCCAGGGCTGGCGCTTCCGCGCGCTCCAGCGTGGCCCGATCTCCTCGATCAGCCTGGGCGGCGCAACCGTCACGGCCGTGAACGGCGGAACGCCTGGTAATCTGACCGACGGCGACCGCAACACGCTCCTGGAGACTGGATCGGATGCGACGATCTCGGGCGTGAGCAATGCCAACCCGGCGGTGGTGACGGCGACGGGCCACGGCTACACCACCGGCGACCGCGTGCGGATCGAGGGGATCGAGGGCATGGGCGCGCCCAGCGGATCAACCGCGTCGATCTCTAATGCCACGCAGGCAAATCCGTGCCTTATCACCGCTGCGGCGCATGGGTTTTCGACTGGAGACACCATCGAGATCACCGGCGTCTCCGGCATGACGGAGCTGAACAACGAAACCTATACGATCAGCGTCCTCACGGCCGACACCTTTTCACTGAACGGCACCGACAGCACCGGGTTTACCGCCTACTCAACCGGCGGCACGGCCGAGGAAATCCTGGCCAGCTCGATCAATGGCCACCAGGGCGCAATCACGGTTCTGACCGCCAACACCTTCGAGCTTGACGGTTTCGACAGCTCGGCGCTTGGAGCCTACGTCTCGGGTGGGACGGCAACCAAAGGGATCGGCACCGCGACCGAATACGAGGTTTTCCGCGTGGACTTTGGGTCTGCCCGAGCCGTGTCGCTGTTCGACTTGCGGGATCTTCGCATTGCCAGCTTTCCGAGCGGCGTATCGGCCGCGACGCTCACGCTCCAGACCAGCTCGGACGGCTCAACATGGGCCGACGCCGCGAGCTTTGATGTGGGCAACGTGGCCTATGATCGCCGGTTCGGGACCGCACCTGACACCCTCCTGGGCACCGCTCGCTACTGGCGCGTGATCGTGGACAACCCGTCGGCCGTCGATCTCAAGGGCGCGACGGTCGAGCTGTCCGGCGTGGAAATGCAGATCGAGGCAGGCTACAGCTCTGGCGGCACGGTCGAGGCGTTCTCCATGCACCGCCTGACGACAAGCATAGAGGACGAGTATATCCTGGTAATGACCGGGGGGTGCTGCGACGTGTTCGACGGATTGAGCGGCGCATGGGTGGCAGCAACACCGATCCCGCACACGGCCGCGCAGGTGGCCTCGATCAAGGCCGCGCCGAACCTGGACACGCTGATCCTCTACCACCAGGACCAGCCGCCTTACATCGTGCAGCGGCTGGGTAGCGACCAAGACTGGCGGTCAAGCCCTCTGGAGTTCGACACCATAACCGAGTTCTCCTTTGACGACGAGGATACCGGCGGCGGCGAGAACGAAATCCAGTTCTTGCGGTTCGATGACATGGGGAGCGGTGACAAGCTCCTGGTGGAATACAACGGCACTACCAGCGACGAGATCACTTGGACGACAACGGCCGCAACCAATGCCGCGAACCTGGAGACGGCAATCGAAAGCCTGCCAGATATCACCTCCGTGACCGTGCGGATCAATGAGGGATCGGGCGCGAACGCAGAGATTGAGGTCGAGTTCACCGGCAAGGATGGCAAGATATCCTGGCCGATCCTGGTGATCGACATTTTGACCGGCGACGGCACGGTGGTGCTGTCCCGCAAGCAGTTCGGCAAGAAAGACTTTGACGCGCTCTGGAGCGCCACGCGCGGCTATCCGAGCTGCGGCACGTTCTATCAGGGACGGCATTGGATGGGCGGCTTCAAGGCTCGACCTGATGTGATTGTGGCCAGCCGGGCGGGCGCGCTGTTCGACTTCAAGGAGGATGCAGACCCGGTGGCAGCGTCTCCGATTGTGGTCGCACCGAACATTGACGAGCAGGTGACAATCCAGAATATTTACCCTGGACGGCACCTGCAAATCTTCACCAGCTCGGCCGAGCTTTATGTGCCCGACGAGCCAATCACCATCGACAATATCGCACTCAAGGTCACGAGCCGCCATGGCTCCAGTGCCAACGTAAACCCGGTGGACGTGCAGGGTGGCACGCTGTTCGTGGGTCGCAACGGTCGAGCTCTGCGCGAGTATCTGTTCACCGACACCGAGCAGAGCTATTCGGCAGAGCCGGTATCGCTCTTGGCTGGGCACCTCATGTCGTCGCCGCGATCCTTGGTGCTGCGCCGGGCGCGCGACGTGGACGAGCCGACTATCCTTTTGGTTGCCAACACCGGAGCCGACCGGAACGGCAACCAGGTGCCAGCCGCCATGGTTGTGATTGACCGCGTGCAGCAGGTGACGGGCTTTTTCCGCGTCAAGACGCAAGGCACGCCTCTGGGGTTTCCTCGACGCAGGCCGGTGACGCCTTCGCAATGGTCGAGCGCGATCTGACCGGCGCGACGTGGCACTTCCTTGAGCAGTTCGATGATGCGTTCATGTCGGATTGCAGCATCTCGATCTCGGGCGCTGGCTCGACCATCGACGTGTCGGCTTATCCTTGGCTTGAGGGGCAGGTGGTCGAGGTGCATGGTGACGGCCTGCCGCTTGGCGCGTTCACGGTGTCCTCGGGCTCAATCGACCTTGGCACGGCGTCCTTTGCCACCTCGGCCGAGGTCGGGCTCAAGCAGGTGCCGAGGATCGTGCTGCACCCCTACAAGGGTCGCGGCGAGCTTTCCCCGACAATGCAGAACATGCGCATCTTCCGCGCGCTTCTCCAGCTCGAACGCACCGGAGCGGTGGCGATCACGGGGCACGACGGCGGGCGGGCGCGGCAAGTGTCGCTCCAGAATTACGACAGCGGGTTGATGGACCCGACGCTGGAGGAGGTTCTATTCACGGGGCCAAAGCGGATCGGCGGGCTCGGCCGCTGGCAGAAGGAGCCGACGGTGGAGATCACGCAGATCGAGCCTATGCCGTTCCTCCTGCGGTCGATAACCTACGATATCCGGTTTTAAGGAGGCGGGCATGGCAACAGTTTTCATGGCAATCGGAACGGCAGTATCCAGCGCTGCGGCCTCCGTCGGCACAATGGTTTGCGGGGGGCTGGTGCGGCAGGAGCTGGCGCAGGGGCGGCGGCAGGAGCTGGGGCCGCTGCGGCGGGTTCTGGTGTTGTCACGCTGTCCCAAGTGTTGAGCGCTGGCTCTGCCCTGGCTGCAATCGGGCAGGGCGTGGCTGCAAGTCGCGCGGCAAAGGACCAGGCCGCGTTCGCCAGGGCGCAGGGATTGCAAGAGCAAGCCCAAGGTGCTGCCCAAGCGCGTGATCTGGCGCGGGAATATGCCGAGCTGACGGGCGAGCAAAAGGTGATCCAGCTTGCCAACGGGCTCGACATTGGCGTGGGCACGCCGGTGAACGTGGCCGAAAGCACGAAGCGCCTGGCCGAGCGGAACCTGGACGTGACCAGGAGCAACGCGGACAACCGCGCCGCAATGTCCCGCCTTCGCGCGCGGGGCCTCATGTCCGAGGCGCGATCCTCAATGTTGGGCGGCTTCGGCCGCGCCGCACAGATCGGCGTCGATGCGTATCAACTGACGGGGTAAACCATGCCTTCAATTCGCCGCTACGGCCCTGCCCTTGTCACGCCCCAGGTTTCCCCTCGGCCGGAGCTTGGTCGCGGGCGCGAGCAGACCTTCGCTGCCTTCCAGGATATCCTCGGATCGGCCAACCAGTTCATCCGCCCGGCGGTGGAACAGGTGCAGACCGCACGCGGCGAGCAAGAGGCTTTAGCCGCGGTTGATGAGCGGGGGCCGCAATGGGGGCTCCGGCAGCTTCGTGGCCAGGATACCTCGGTGACGATGGGCGCACAGGGTGACGGGTTACAGCCTGGACCAACGCGCGTTCGTGCGGCAATCTCTCGTGCAGGCGAGGCGCACGGGGTCGATCCTGGTGTTCTGTCTGTCATTGCCAGCCTTGAAAGCAGCTTCAACCCAGCGGCTCAAAACCCTAACTCCTCGGCGGGTGGCCTATTCCAGTTTATCGACGGCACGGCCGCACAGTATGGCCTGCAAAACCGTTTTGACGTGGACCAGGCTGCGGATGCAGGCGCCCGGTTTACTCGGGACAACATGTCAACGCTCGCCACAGCTCTTGGCAGGCAACCGACCTTGGGCGAGATTTACCTGGCGCACCAGCAGGGCGCACAGGGCGCGATCAACCTCCTGACCGCTGGCCCACGCTTGGCTTCGTCGGTGGTCGGCCGTGATGCGGTTCGTCTTAACGGGGGCAATCCTGACACAATGTCGGCGCAGGACTTTGCAAACCTCTGGATAAGCAAGGCAGAAGCTCGCGCTGGGCGCGAGGGGATCACTGTCAGCGTGCCGGGCACGCCGGAATACGAGCTGGAAACGCTGAACAGCTCGACATTCGAGCCAAGACTTCCGTTCACGGTGCGCGATGCGGCGTTCAACCGTGCAGCGGATCGGGTGATTACTGCCCGTGCAACCTCTGCGCTGGAGGAGGGGATGCGCGCCGCGATGCAGCGCGCAGATGGAGATATCGGCAAGTTGCGCGAGGAAATGGAGAACGTGACGGGCACAAGTTATGTCCGAGCTTCCCAGGAAATGCCTGGCTTGGCAACGGAGCTGCAATCGCAGTTCGACAGGGGGCGGATCGCAGCAGAGCGGCAGGCAGTAGAGCTTTCCCAGCGGCGCGTCATGGCACGGCAAGAGGAGGCTCTTGGCCAGATCGTGACCACAACGCGATCCGAGGCCAAGCGGCTGGCGCTGACCGGCGCGACGGGTGCGGAGCTGGCAGATCACATGGCCCAGGCGACCGACACGCTGGCGCAGTTCGGGCCGCGCGAGGGGTTCGAGATCGCCGGGCGCACCTATCCGGCCGATCCGACGCGCGCCGGGACCATGACGCCGGACGCTATCGCCACCAACATGGCCGAGATCACGATGGGCGCGCGCCGCCTGATGATTGAGGCCGACTTCATGCGCTCGGCCGCGCCTGGTCAGTATGTCGAGGAGTTCCGGCAGCAGGTGTTCTCGGGCAATTCCCCGCTGCCTGCGGGTGAAAGCCTGGAGATGCTGCGCTCGATGGAAAGCCGGGCGCGCTCGACCGAAAGCGCGCGCCGGACTGCGGCCGAGGCCGAGCGCCGTCGGCTCGAACAGGGCATGACGGACACGATCAACGCCTATGTGTCGATGGGCGAGGCAGGCGTGCCGGTGGCGATCCCGCAAGAGGAGCGGGCGCGCATCTTGTCGGCGCTGTCTCCCTATCCCGATCTCCAGCGCGAGGCGCGGATCGAGTTCCAGGTGGCTGATGCACAGGTGGCAACGCACGGCATGACAGGCGACGAGCTGATGCGCTACGTCGAGCGCGTCAGGGGAGACATGTCTGACGCGGCCGACCGGGGCGATCTCGATCTGGGCGGGGCGGCAATCATCGAAAGCCTGCAAGACCGGATCAAGCAAGTGCAGGATGCGGTTTCGGCTGAAACGGTCGGCCTGCCCCTGATTGAACAACTGGCCATGAACGGCGCGCGGGCCGAGGACGTGGACTACGACGGGCTGCGCGCCCAGGCGGCGGGCAATCAAGACGTGCTGGCGGCGATCAACGAGGTCGAGGCGTTCCACCGCGACGTGGAGACGCTGCGAGGCATGAGCGCGGCCGAGCGGGATGCGGTCCTGGAGGATGCGCGCGCCTCGCTCGCTGTCCTGGCGGCACAGGGGCAGGGCTACGGGGCCGAGGCTCTGACCACTCAGCGCGTGACTCGAGCGCCTTGGCGAGTGGTCCGAGCATCGCCGGGGCATGGCCACCGATGATCCGGTGCGCTTCGCTCGCTCCGTCGGTGTCGAGCTGCCGAGCCTTGCGGAAGCGGAGGACATGGAACAGGTGGGCAGCATTATCTCGCAGCGCGTCGATCTCCTGGCACCTCACACCCGGCCGGAAGGGGTCGATCATCCGGTTCCGCTGACACAGGCCGAGCTGGACGGCATCTCGGAGGTGTTCCAGAACAGCTCGCGCGCCCAGCGCGCCGCGTTCCTGGGCTCGGTGGCCGAGATGGGCGAGGATCAGGCAATGGCGATCTTCTCGCGGATTGGGCAATCGGAGCCGGTGATCTACGCGGCCGGTGCGGTCTACTCGATGGGCAACCAACAGGCGGCAGGCGTGATCCTTCGCGGTGCGGTCGATACGCGCCTGGAAGGGGGCAGCGCTACAGACCTGGCGGCAGCGCGCGAGACGATCCTTGCGCCGCTCCTGGAGGCCGACATGATCGCGTCCGAGGGCATCCGCGATCTCGACACCACGGCGCTGGCCTATGCGCGCGGCCTGGCAATGGCCGAGGGTGGCCGGGCAATCGAGACGGGCGACCTTGAAACGGGCTACCGCATGGCGCTGGGCGAGCAAGCCGACGGCACCGGCGGCATGGCAGAAACCCGCTACGGGGCCACGCTCCTGCCACCAGGCTGGGACGCTGGGCGCGTGAACCGCATGATCGGCGGCACTATGCTGGGCGGGGGTCTGACCGACGAGCGCCTGACCGAAATTGCGCGCGGGCTTGTCGTGGATCGGTTCGGCCGGCCAATGTCTGCCGACGAGCTGGAGCGCTCAATTGAGGGCCTGCGGCCGTCGCCTGATGATCCTAATATCCTGGTGCCGGTGGACGCCGAGGGCGCCGTGTTCCTGACCGATAACGGCGACCAGCGCGGCATCCTGACCTTTGATCTGCGGGAGTTCGACTGATGGCCAGACTTGTGCAGCTCCAGCCGGTTGATCCCGTCGCCACGCGCGGGCCACGCGCAACCTTTGGCGAGGTGGCCGGTGCAGCGTTTCGCCGCGAGCAAGAGGTGGGCGAGCTAACCAGCCGACCCAGAACAGAGCGCGAGATATTCCAGCCGCTTCTCGACCAGATGGAGATCGACAGCTTCGGCCCAGGCCCAGCGCGCGTTCGCGTCCAAGGGCAGGCGCTTTCCCTGGAAATGGCGGGGCGGCTCACTTCGCAGCGCTTCGCCCCAGACGACGCCACGCTGACCGATCTTTTCGCGGAGCTGGAACAGCGCGGCATCGAGCTTCCCGAGGACGTGACGCCGGAGACGCTGGCAGCGCGGCGCGACGAAATCACCGGGGCGCTCCTGGAGCGTGTCGAGCGATCCGACGAGATCATGTCTCGGGGGCGGGGCGTGAGCGGTCTTGGCGGGCAACTGGCTGGCGGTTTCGTGGCCGGTTTCGACAACATCGAGACGATTGCAACGCTTCCCTTCGGTGCGGCTTCTCGCGCTGGCATCTTGGCCACGGCGCTGATCGAGGGCGGGCTCAACGCTGCGCTGGAGGCCGGAACCACGCCGACGCGCAATGCCTTCCTGCGCCAGCTCGGACTTCCCGAGGAAAGCATCTTTGAGAACGCCGCGTTCGGTTTTGCCGTCGGTGCCACGCTCGGGGGCACGATCCGCGCGGGCACGATGTATGGCCCCGAGGCGTTTCGTGGCGGCGTAAACCAGGCGACCAGGCTTGGCCACCTTCTGCGCGGCGAGCGCCGCTCGCTGATCGATGCAGCAGAGGCGACAGGTGATGCAGAGGCGGACTTGATCGCGCAGCAGCTCCGGCGCGACCTGGAGGACGAGGAGGCGGCAACCGACGGTGGCGACGGGCCGGAGGTGCGCGAACACCTGGAGCGCGCCCAGACGGCCGCAGAGACGGCGCATGAGGGCGGCACGCCGGACATGCCGGATCGCCCGACCTTCGCCCAGCCGCGCGCCTCGATCCTCAACGGCGAGATCGAGGAGGTGGACCCGCGCGAGCTTCTGGTGCAGCCGGACGTTTTCCAGTTCCGCTCCAACGTGGTGGCCGAGGGCGGGCAGACCCAGCGCCTTCTCGATGTGACCGAGTGGTATCCCGAGCGCGCGGGGATCGTGATCGTCTACGAATACGGCGACGGATCGCGGGCAATCGCGGACGGGCACCAGCGCACCGCGCTTGCGCGTCGGATCATGGAACAGACCGGGCAGGATATCACGATGGCGGCGCGCGTGTTCCGCGAGGCCGATGGGTTCTCGCCGGAAGATATCCGCGAGCTGGCCGCGCTCAAGAACATCGCGGAAGCCAGCGACGGCATGTCAACAGCGATGGCGCGAGACGCGGCTCGGGTGCTGCGCGTGCGGCCGGATGCAATCACGCAACTGCCTGCCGGTCCTGGCATTGCTCGGGCACAATCTCTGGCGCGGCTGTCAGATGAAGCCTTCGATATGTTCATCAACCAGGTGGTGCCCGAGCGCTTTGCCGAGCTTGTGGGCAGGATGGTGGATGATCCCGAAATGCACGGCGCAATGATGCAGCTCCTCAAGCGCACCGGGCCCGACACCACGGCCCAGGCCGAAAGCATCCTTTCCCAAGCCCTCCAGGCTCCGGTGTCGCGCGAGGTTACGGCCGACCTGTTCGGGGGAACAGGAGATCGTGGAAAGCCTTTACTTGGAGCGTGCGAAGGTGCTGGAGCGGGCCATGCGGATCATGCGAGATGATCGCAGCGTTTTCCGCACACTGGACGAGCGAGCCGACCGCATCCAGGGAACGGGAGCAAACCGACTGGACACGGCGACCAACAAGCAGACCAGGCAACAAGTTGAACAAGCCCTCGCGGCGGTGCAGAAACTGGCGCACCGGGCGGGGCCAATATCGGAGGCGTTGAACGATGGCGCGAAAGGCTACAAAGAAACCGGCAGGCTCAAAGACGCCGCCCAGCGAGTTGCAGATGCTGTCCGACAAGAGGTTGAGCGAAATGGCCTTGCTGGGCGAGGAGATGGCGCTCCTGGGCGCAATGCAGAACCTGCGCGTTCGAGCGCAGCGGCACCTGATCCCCTCGAAGGCTTCGCGGACCCGGTAGGCGGGGAGGGCGTGCGCGCCCAGATCGCCAACACCAGGATCGAGCCGACGGCCGAGCCTTCATCGGCAAGAACCTCGGACGGGGATATGTCCGACCAGGTTGATCCGAACGATCCGAGCCGGTTCGACCTGTTCGACGCGGTGCCGGTGGCCCGTGGCTTTGACGACGAAGGCAACGAGATCGCGGTGGTGAAGTCGCGCGCTGATCTCGCGGCCGAGCTGGATGCTGACGACGAGGCGGTGGCCGTCCTCGATCTCTGCGTGAAAGGGTAAGACATGACGCTTCGAGACTGTATCAACCGGGCGGTGGCAGGTGGCGAGATGGACCGCGACCGGGCCGAGCGCATCCTTCGGGAGTATGACAACTCTTTCCGCGAGTTTCAGCGCAGCATGGGGCACACCCAAGCCGAGATCGAGGCCGCTCGGGCGGTCCAAGGCAAGGCCCGTGCCGAGGCGGCGGAAAAGCGCCGAGTGATGCAGCTCCAGGCGGCTGCAAGCCAGCGCCAGGGACAGCGGCTACAGAGGCATCGAAACATTCGCGGCGACCTGGACCCGGCACAATACCTGCAAGACCTGGTGTCGAACACGCGGGGTGCTGGGGGATCGACCCTGGCGGGCAAGTATGAGGCCGTGCGGCGCAGCTTCCGGCGCGACATGACCGACGCGGTGCAGTCGTTCCGAGCCAACCTGGTGGGGAACCGGCGCAAGCCCGAGGTGCTGCGCAAGGTGGTGCGCGAGGTTTTTGGTGAGGACACCGGAGACGCGGCCGCGCGCTCGATCGCACAATCCTGGGCCGGGGTCGCGGAGAAGGCGCGGCTTCGCTTCAATGCGGCCGGGGGCCATGTGGGAAAGCGATCCGATTGGGGGCTTCCCCAGGCGCATGACAGCGCCAAGGTGCGCAAGGCGACCTACGAGGATTGGCGCGACTTCATCATGCCGCGCCTCGATCTCGACGCGATGGGCCGCGACTTCAACAATGGGCTGGCCTTCACGAACGAGACGCTGGAGGTGCTTATGAAAGACGCCTTCGAGGCGATCCGCACCGACGGCTATTCCAGGCGCTCGCCTGCGGCGCGCTACGGCTCGGCCATGTATAACCGCCGGGCCGATC